TTATCCATCGGGGTGATAACTTTTACCTGCAATATGTGTGGAGCGAATATCATAAGAAAGTCACTTTAGGTTTGTTACCCAGTTCGTCTTTCAAACCGTACTGTTTACACAGAAATGAATAGTAATCCTTAATGCCTTGAATGTTCCAAGACATAGAAAAACCGCTTTCGCTGATGGAAGTGGCACGAAGCAATAGAGAGGGGATGAACTTCGCAATTGCCACCGACACCCGTGTTTGGCAATCCTCGTTCATCTCACCCCCTCCGCTTATCTTTGCGTTCAGACATATATCGAAAAGGTCAGCCTCCGACAAGTTAACGCCGAAGGTCTGAAACTTCTGTAATATATAATCGTTTACTGTCATGCGTTCATCTCACTCAAATCGAAGTTCACAATCAGGTTCGGGTTCGCAATCTGCGGAATCCATTCGGCTGTGTATTCCAGATAGCGACCATTGCCGTCCTTGTAACCTGAAATCAGCATATCGCCATCTGCCTGAGTGTAATTACGTCCCGGTACACCATCCACAGCTTCATAAGGAGTGTGGAAGCGCATATAACCGATTTTATCCTGCGGAAGCAGGGAAATACGACCATCTGCATAAATGGGGATATTCTTACCTGTTTGGTCTACCACATAATCTTCCTTGATTTCAATAGCCGGAAGTCCGATACCCGTAAAAATAGCAGAAGCCAGTTGCGAAGTGATAATCCCGGTGGACATATACATCTCGTTGCCTGTAAGCTGCATCTTGAACTTATCTCCAAATTCACTTGAACCGATAATATTCTTGATGAATGTGCCACGGCTCATAATCATCTTGGGGAATGTGCCGTAAATAGATTTCAGCTCATTCAGTTTCTGCTGCAAGTAAGTGACGAAATAGTCTTTATCCTCTGTGTCCGGCTTGATAAACTTAAACGGCAAGTCGATGTTCAATAAGTCAATTCCTCCGGCATTGTCGTCCTTGTTCTTCACGCTTGCTGCTCCAGTCATCAACAGAGAGCCTACGATAATGTCCATACGCTTGTGCGGTGCCAGCAATACCTGACGGTAATCGTCATAGATGAAGTCCACGATGTCACGCATGACTGCTTTCTGGTCTTCCGGTTTGGCGGCATTATACTTATCTATCAAGTCCTGCAAGTCAGACAAACGGTCGATTGAGATTTGATAGCGGTCACCCAAATAGGCAATCTCACCATATCCGGAACCGATATTCCTGCGTTCACGGATAGGCTTTTCGCCATAACGGGAGTTGATGGAACCAGCCATCACGCCAGTAACCTGACCGATGTAGTCTTTAAATACACGAGTAGTAGTCCTACGGAAGCCCAAATACTGCTGCCAATAAATTGTGTCCTTTCTTGTCTTGAGGACACGCTGAATCACTGCATTTACAATGTTCGGGTCATTAAACAATGTATGAATAGTTAGCATCATATATTAGTCCTCCTTTCTTTATTTTGCCATTATACCTGCGTTTTTCAACGCTGTCAATAATCCGTTAAAGTTTTCTACCGACACCGTACCAGATGCATCATTCACTTTGGCTGCCTGCTTTACACCTCCAAGAGCAGAAGTCGTAGCTGCTGTTAAAGTATACTTGTTAGCTTGTGCTGCAACCCCATCCAATTTGGCTTTATCTTCCTTACTCATCAAACCGTCCTGACTAGAAGAAGCCTTAGGAATAGATACGGCTTCTTTTTCTTGTTTGACATCCAAAGCGTTAAACTGGAAGTGCGGCATATTCGCCTTGTCAATATCTGCGAAAGGCATTACCAGCTTGGTCGGTTCGATTTCAAACGCACGCATCAAAAGGGAAACCAATACTATGCCATCCTCTACCTGCTTCCTTTCATACAGAGCTGAATTTGCGATAACTTTGGGCGTTGTACCGTCTGCGGCTGTCGCTTCGTAAAGAACTGTTCCAGCTTCTAGATTTTCTCCAAAGTCTGCCGCTAACGTCAGCTTATCAAAAGCTTTGTCAGCCTTGTCAATAGCGTTGATTGTCGCTCCATGCGCACCGTTACCCAAGTGCATACCTTTGTAAGCCAAAGAACGTTTCTTGATTTTCAATGTGGTATTGGAGCCTGTCGTAAACTTCTCATATACTTCCACACGGATAGCCACTTGGGATGTTTTCTTCACCAAGTCAGCTGCAATCGGTGTGAATGAGGGCAAGTACGAGCCGACAACGAGGTTGGTTGTGTCCAACTTATACGGACCTCTGCGTCTGCGTCCGGTTTCTACGTCGTAGCGTTCTTCCTGCTCAACTTCCGGTTCAAGATTATACTTAAATCCTGCTGCCATAAAATCACTGTTTTTGTTGTTCTACAATTTCTTTAGTGTCGTCTGCAATCATTTTCGCAAACGCCTGAGTCTCATTCTCCAGTTCTTTTTTTGCTGTATCTGGAGGAACTACACCCTTAAAGCCGTCATTCGCAAACTCCTGCTTCAAGTCCTTGAAGTATGCGTCCAAGTCCTCATCGTCCTTAATGGCGCATCGTTTGGCGTAGTTTTCGGGAATACCATACTCCTTTGCCTTTGCCAAAATCTGCTGGCTACGTGTTGCTTGAGCCTTTTCCGTTTCTAACTGTGTTAGCTTATCAGAAAGGTTCTTGTTGGAGTCAATTAAAGCTTGCGCCCATGCAGGCACATCGTCTTTATTCTCTTCCGTTTTGGTGGTTGTGGTAGTCTCGATTGGCTTACCGTCTTTAAGGTTATGCCTCTTCTCGTAGTTAGTCACTGCCGTTTTTGAAGCATCCCCGGCACGGAAATCACCATAGGAATTAAGCACGTCCGAAAAACTGATACCCTCAACAATGGAGTTTACTTTTGTCTCGTCCGTTACACCCTCTGCCTTTTTGGTGGCAATGCGGGTAAGAATAGCAGTGTCCACCCCAGCGAATTTCTGTTGTAGCCCTGCCAAGATTTGTTCTAAGATTGTCATACCGTATGAATTTGATTTATAAATTTCTACGGTAAATTTCGGCATTAATAAAGCAGATGAGAAATTATCAGATAGACGATATACGACAATGAAGCGATTGTCGTAAAATGATAAAAAAAGGCGTGAAACCAATGGAATCACGCCTTCAAAATTATTACTATTTACTTCTTTACAGCTTTCAGCTTAATCATTTCATTATACCCATAAGGAGTTAAAGTCCAATATACATTTGTATCTTTTATCCCCCTTTTCTTTTCACTTTTAGCTATCAAACCTAATGATGAAAATTGAATTAATATGGTATAAAAATCCTCACTTAGAAGTTCTACAAAAGATTTATAATTAAAACGATAATCACGAAAACATAATTCTCTTAATGCTTGGTTTATGCCAAATTCTGTTGCTTCATTTATCATCATTGGAGCTAAATAAGCAAATAATTTATTCCATGTAGTATTTAACTCTACACTTTGTTCATGCGGAGAAATGAAATGCAAACAAACAGAATCTTCTCCTTGTTTTAACATTTCACTTCCCACTGGAGGAGTTACTTTTATTTCCTCTATTTGCTTAATCAACTCTTCATTTTCTTTCCTAAGAGCCAAAATTTCTTTATTTGCATCTGCACTCGATACTTCATTTGCCTTTACCCATCCTACACGAGGATTGGTTTTGATCAAAGAATTTAAACTTAACACGACTTGAGAAGCTAGTCCGTCAGCGTTATCCCAAAGTTTGCATAGTTTCTTTTTGACTTCAGATTTGAAACTCTCTAATTTCTCTTTGCATTTGGGATTTGATTCGATTTTTATGCCTGGCAATATTCCTGGATTCTTATGTACAAACGAAATCACCGGAACTCCTTGTTCAATTGCATATTCAAACTCTTTTTGCGTATAGCTTTTCCCTGATTCTTCCTCTATTGATCCATAACGTCCAGCAACAATCAAAACATAATAGTCACACTCACGTATAAGACTTTTAATAACCTCCCATTGTGATGAATCCGAAGCATTAAAATACTCCATTCCTACAGGAAAGCAATTCATTTGCAAAAGTGCCTCCATTACTTTTTTTCGCTCTTCCTGTAAGTCCTCATACGTTGAACTAACAAATACTTGATATTTCTTTTCCATAGTAACCTTATCGTAGATTTAGAGTTTACACTCCCAACACTATATTAGCATCAATATTTAGCTTCCGGCTTATCTCACGAGCAACTTTTAAAGTAGGTTCACATTTACCGGATATATAATCACTTAACCGTGATGGGCTGACACCAACCAACTTTGCAAGTGATTTTTGATTAAGCCCCATTTCGTACATACGAAGTTTAAGAACATCCACAAGTGTTGGTTCTCCCAATGCAAAATGTTCTTCGGAATAATCAGCAACCAAATTAGAAAGAAGCTCCAATTCTATGCTATTTGGGTCATTCAAAGGAGTATCATCTTTCACTAATGGAAGAAGTTCCTCTACTCTTTTCACCGCCCATTCATATTGGGCTTGATTTTCTATCTTTGTCATAATCCTAAATATTAGCGCAATCTATTCTATCATATTCTTTATGAGTACCAATAAAGCGAATATACACAAACTGAATAGTGAATTTAATCACTACTACCAAACGATAGTTGTTGCCTTTGATGTTGAAAACATAGTGTTGATTACCTACATTATCAACGCTATTAAACGTTTTCTTAATATCGGCAAAACAGGTCCACTTACTTCTTTTCACAATGGTAGTCCATTCTTGCAAAGCGACCTTTGAATCGGGATGGTTCTCTGCATATTCTTTTAATGCTTGTTCGGTAAATATTCTCATTGGTTACTCAATTATCGTGTGACAAAAATACATATATAATTCTATAATTCAAAATTATATTCTAATATTTACAATTTAAAGAGCAAAAAAATAGCGGCAACTCCAAAGAGTCACCACTAACTATCCTATTTTCCCTATCAAAAAATTATAAATCCCGTAATTTTTCTGACTAAGAGGCGTTTTTCTGTCCCTTATTTCCGATTTGCTCATTCTTTGCCACCTGTTCCTCTTTGATTTCCTTCAGCTCTTCATCAATGCGATCCGCGTTCCCAGCAAACATAATGCCCTCACGTCTTGACCATACACCACCACTAACAGCGGAGACAGCCGTAGTAACCTTATCATTCAAATCATCAATCATATATGGAACCAGTTCTGTTTCTATGTCAATGGTCTGCGATGCCTTGCTAAACTCGGTTGGATTGATAGAGCCTAAAGCGGAAACAATGAAATTTACTCTCCGCTGTAAAAACTCGCCGATAACCTCACCGTGATTTTCTACCGCCATATGTGCACCCATGAACATAAAGCGGAAAGCGGTTCCTGATGCTTTGCCTACCCCCTTCAACGTCTCAAAGGATATTCTTGGAGTGTTTGACATATCATAAGCCATATTAGTGAGTGTTTCTGCTTCAAAACGTACCGTATCCGGAACTTGGTTCCACGTCAGATACTGGGCATCCGCACCTTCACCTGTAAGTTTGACCATTCTATCCTTAACCTTACCCATGAAACCCTCTACATCTCCAATTAGCTTCAGCAGTGGGAAGAAATGGTAGTCTATACAATCAGCATAATTAGATAACAGTTTTTCCAGCCGGACACGGAATGTCTTTATCTTCTTGCAATAAGATTCAGGACGATAAGCATAGAGAACCGGTAGTTTTGGGAATCCATGAGCAAAAGGCGTTCTTTCTTCATACCCTTTAGACAAATCCCATTGATAAACCATTTTGTCCGTGATAGTCATAAAGCAGATGACCTCCGAATCATCCATGAGCTTCTTCTTGTACTCACGTGAGAAAGCAATCATTTTACCTTCGTCGTTAAAAAATGGGTATAGATTATCACCTCTGAATGGAGACCATAACACGCTTTTCAGTTTCTTGGTGGGCTTGACCTTCCCCCCGAAGGTAGTCTTTATTTTCTTCCAGAACTTTGCCCAAAACGAATCATCATCGGTAACATACCAATATTCTGCCGCTTCCTGTTCGGATAACCAAGCACGGACAATCTTCTTGTTCTGATACTTGATTTTATTGGACTTGAATACGGCCTTTACAGCATCAAGCAGCTTCTTTTCGTCATCATCAGTCGGAGTGCAATCTATGGAAGGCTCAGTACCAACAGTGAAAGCAGTTTGAATGTTCACTATATCTTGTTCCAATGGAATGGAAATACGGTTCACCGGTTCAGTCTTATACTTTGCTTCGATTTCATAAGTCTTACCAGTTTTTTCATCGAAGTGTTTCTCTGCTTCTTTTTCAAGAACCTTTCTGTCCGGATACTTCTTTTTGTCAACCATGATTTCATGGCGTTCCGGATTCCAATCGTCCCAAAGTTTACAACGGTCGGGAAGTTCAGTTTTCCTACCTTTCTTCAGGTAGTTTATCTTCTGCCCGATGTCAGGGAGTGCTAATATTTTTTCTAAATTCAATGGCATAATCTATAATTTTAGTGAGTAAATATTCCTGTTAAATCTTTCGGTTTCTGAATCTTGCCAAGAAGTTCACCAAGCACATAGTAACGAGCAGCATCCATTCCGTGATTGTCGTGGTCTTCCGGCTCGTTGATATAGTTTCCGTCCTTATCCTTTGCCCAAACATACTTTCTTGCCTCTCTCTGCAAGTTGTATGAGCGTTTGGTTATGTACATCTCATACTCTTTCATCTTGTCTATACCAGCATTGATAGAACCTGCGCCCTTTTCTACGGCGTATATCTTAATACCTCCGTTATGTATCTCTTGAATTAAACGCGGGTCTGCACTATCAGCAATTACCTTCAATCCCCATAGGCGAAGAGTTTTGATAATGTCGGAAGAAAGAAGCCCGGTTCTATAATCCACTTCATCAAGATATAGACGATTATCAATAATTCCACATCTAACAGCCGCTGTTGGGTCATGGGTGAATCCAAAGTCTAGTCCAAGTCCAACTTTTTTACAACCTTGAGGAAACTCATCAACAATACCCCACTTCTTGAACACCGCACCTTCCGCAACATCAGCCCAGCGACCAATAACCACATGAGCATACTTTTCGGGGTTGTTCACCTTCATGTCCTCGACCTCTTTCAAAAACTCCGGGGAAAGGTTCTCCAAGTTATCCAAGTAGGTGGTATGGATATGAAGTACATTCGGGTGAGTGGAGATTTGAACCTGTACACCGTCAATCTCTACCAGCTTGTGAGTTTTCTCAATGTATTTCTTGTAGATGAAGTGATTGGAATCGCATGGGTTCATTATAATGATAATCCGGTTCTGAATACCCTTCTTGCGAATGGAGAGCATTATCTTGTCGAACTCATCTTCGCTTGTCCACTCTTCCGCTTCATCGCAGACGAAAGTCGTAATGCCTTGAATGGATTTCAGTTTTGCAGTCTGGTTCCCGGAAGAAGTCTTGATACCCCGGAACATGATACGGCTCTTAGTCATTTTGTTGACTATATCTGTCTTGGTAGTCTTGAAATACTTCGTTGTTCCGTCAAGGTCTATCTTTTCCATCATTTCCGGGATGATAGACATACCAGCGGAAACCATTGTGTAACGGGTGTAAAGAATCTGATGAACAATTTTCTCTACGGGAGTCATTTCAAAGGTCAACCGCTCAATGAAAGTGGAAGCGTTGAAAGATTTACCCGAACCACGCCCACCGGTGATAAGGATAATGAATTTCTCCGTATCGGTGTATAGTGGATGATATATTTCTTGAGGTACTATCATTTCAGCTTGTCTTTTATCCATGAATCAATGCTGATACCGTGTTCTATATCAGTAGGAATGTCTGCATCTTCATCCTGCTTGCGTTCAACCTTTCTCCAATCTTCATCATAATGGTACAGCCAAACAGACTGTGCTTGTAAACTTGGAGCCAACTCACCTTCTACGATTTGAACTTCTTCCTCTCCGGTTAGATTACCATCTCTGTCTTTTATCTTTCTGATAGTAGTATTCTTAGTCTTAACACCTCCAAGAGCCATAGCAAGAAATTTGGCACGCACAAGCGAGTTTAAGGCACAACGCGCACGCGACAATACTTCCGATAATTCGGGGTAGCGGCTTTTCTTCTCACAGAAAGTTTGCGGTAAAATTCCGACTGCATGAGCGATTTCCTTATCAGTGAATCCCTTTTTGGCATACGATTCAACGAGTGAAAGAAAGTCCTCGCTTGTATAATCAAACTTGGGCTTTCTTCCTCCTTTACCTTTTTTGTTTTGAGATTCACTGTTACTCATATCAATCATCCATTATTATTACCCATATATATGCGGCGAGAAACAGGCTTATTTCCATAGATATTAATTCCTCTTTTTGAGAAATAGCTATCTATTCTTATACCATATCTTTCCATTATGGATTTTGTTCTGTCTCTTATGCTCCTTTGTCTATCTGTACCAAGTCCGTATTGCCTTCCGGCATTATACATTATTCGTCTGGACTGTTGATATAGCTGACTATATGTTTTCTTTCTAACTCGGCTTTCCTCCCTAAAAATCAATCAATTCTTTCTACTTGTTCATCAAAAACTTCTCCCTTTATAAACTTCATATCTGGTTCATACCCGAACCTTTCGCAGAAAGCGGCTTTAGCTTCATAGGTATCGAAGGACAACATCACATAGGCATCCATGTTCTCGGCTTGCTTCTGTGCATTCTCCTTTACCTGTTGTTTGACTTCCTTCATGTGGGCTACCTTTTCAGCACGTTCCAACTGTTTGGCGGCTTTATCGGCTTCTTTCTGTTCTGTTACAGGCGACATCATGCTTTCCAGTTCGTCAGCAATGAAGCTTTCTTCTTTGGTCTGCAAAAGGAAATCAACCCCAATCATATTCAAGTCGGCATCCGTCAATCCTGCATCTTTCCAGTCAATATCAGGAACAATACGGGCAAGAGCGTCAAAATCCCAAGAACCTTGTGCATTAGGGTTGTTCATTAGAATATTCAACTCCTTTTCCTGCTGTTCGTCCACGTCTATGACATCGACACGAATGCGGTAGTCGTTATCGGGAAACTTTTGCAATTCGTCCATGACAGACAAACGCTGGTGCCCGCTAACTACGGTAAGCCCGGTACGCTTATTCACAACTATTCCACCTACCAATCCGAATTTCTTGATACCACGCTTTAATGCTTTGCGTGATTCATCGGAAAGTTTTCTCGGATTGTAGTCTGCAAAACGAATGGCAGAACGGTTAAGTTCTACCGATTCACTCTTGATATATTTACTTAGTTCCATACATATTACTTTTGTTGATTATGATACTCCCAAAGTACTCTTTCAGCCATCGGGAAAGTTTTGTAAATTCTCTGTAAGTCCTGTGGATAGTTCTTCTCCATCCAAAGCATACAATCAAGATTGAAGCCTACTCCCGAACTGGCTTTCAATGAATACCGAACTGGTTCGGGTAAATTATGCTGCCTCATATAAGCAAGAATATCCTTTTGTGTCCAATCAGCTAAAGGATAAACCATACCGTTATTCTCGTAGTCGTTTACCTCATACCCTTTCAACATAAGTCTACGATTCATACCGTCAGCTTTTTTCATGCCCAAGAATGTATAATAAACTCCATGAGTAAGTTGCATAGCCTTTACCACATCTGCCAACTTCAACAGCTTTACTTTCGGATTTGGCACACAATACATACCGCCACGGAGAATATAAGTGAGATTCCAATGTGGTACTTGAACAAACTCTATTTTCGGATATTTGGCTTTAGTCCAGTTTATCCAACGGTTAATATGTTCCAAATTCTTAACGAAATACATGAACACGCAAACAATCCGGTCAAACTTCGGATAGACTAAATCAAGCAGAACAAGCGAATCTTTACCAAGTGATAAAAACAGTAAAGCCTCATTCGATTTTACCCGAATGAGGTCTATATATTGACTCGCTTGTTCTACTTTGTTCATAGCTAGCCACCACTTAAACCAAATGAAGTACGAAGATCACTGTAACGCTGTCTGCGTGATCCTAACTGTGTGGCACTTGCTGTACCTCTACGATTGGCAACCAATCTACCACCTGCCCCTGCACCATTCATATTTCTGCGAGGCCCGGCTACTCTGTTAATTCTTCTTGCGACTCTGCTTTCTAATTTTAAAAGTTAAACAAATCAATCTATATATTTCTCTAATATCTTGCCCAAAGTATAATCCATTTGTGCGGCAAGATATTCTTCGCCTTGATGTTCGTAAACAATATCATTACCGTTTTCATCTGTGAGAATAACAGCTTCTGCTGCTTTCACTTCAACGATAATATAAGGACGTTTACCTGTATATGCACCTGTCAGAAGCTTGATTGCATCGTACTTGATAGGCTTTAATTCTATTTCACCATCTTCAGGCAGTTCTGCATCAGCCGGATATTCTTTACCGCCACATAGGTAAGTGATATATTTCTTAGCGTTAGTTGGTCTGATTTCACGGTATTCGTGGGTTTTCTTGCCTGCCAAGATTTCATCGAAATACTTCTGTTTGATGCTTAATGTAAGAATGTTCATAATCGTGTCAAATTTAAATTAATACTCAATAGTTGCGGGGGGCTGAATCGAACAACCGACCTTCACCAAGTCAAAGTGAAAAGCTACCACTGCTACACCCCGCGATAGTACCCCAAAGGTACTACCATAACCAAAGATAACGAAATATCTTCAATCGTTATACACGACAATCGGCTTATTGTCGTGAACTAAGCCATTTGTCCCGTCTTTCTCTGCATGCCTCTAAGGTAGGCGCACAACAAGCAAAGAGTTCACCACTTTCAGTACGGTAATCGTACTGGTACATTCTCACTCTCTTTCTGCCTAACTTCGTTGTGTAGGTAGTGTAATTCTCTTTACCGGGCTGGCATACGCTGCAACCTCTTTCGTCGTTAATTGAGTTCATAATTAAATCCCCATTTTACTAATTATTTTCTGACTGATTTTTTCTGCAACCATAGTTTTCAGCTCTTCAATATCAAGAAGGGACACAATGATATTTGCATCAAATTCTTTGGCTACATTCTTTGCAACTGCTCTAACAAATGTGCCGTCTTGTATTGATTTGCTTACGCTTTTGCCTATTCTTCTTGTTACTTCTGCATTTACTATCTGCTCAATATTGAGGCTTTTTACAGCATCACTGACAGCTTTAGACATTGCATTATTCAATGTCACACTGTCTACATCAAGTTCTAACGTACAATTACCTTTCATTTATAATCTATATTTAATGTTTCACATTCAATCTTTCTTCACTCGTATAAGCCACTACAAGCCCTGTTTCATCATGCCGTATCGTGACATACTTCTCGCCTCTCTCTATGGTAGAAAAGTCGTATGGTGTACATAGCTTACCCAATACTTTGCCCAGTTGTTTCATCAGTGGGGCTTCAGGGCTGATAACTAAAACTAAATCTGCTTTCATAATCGTGTATATTGTGGCAGCTCGAAAGCTACCGGATTAAAACTTAGAACTTCTCGATTTTGAGATTGTCGTTAATGATAAACATACGTCCACACTCTAAAATCACATGTGTCCCTGTAATTCGCTTGATTACTCTTACTACATCATCGTGCGATATGCGTGGCGTACCGTCTGAATGGCAACCATTAGCCAAATCACCTGATACTCTATATCTCAAACCTACTGTAACTTCATTTACGTTCATAATCTTCTATATTGCGCAGGGCTTTCGCCCTGCTGGTTAAACTTATAATATTGTAATCTCTTTATTGCCTATCTCTGTATCTACATTCAGAACCTCGTACTTTTGAGCCTTGTAGTTATAAACGACTTCACAAGTATTGAAACCTCTACCATCTTCTCTTTGGTCATAAACAGTATTTATATGCTGATACATTTTATTGCCTAACATGAAGTTTATTTTACCTGATGTACAGAAGTAAAATGCTACTGCATACTTCAATGTTTTCTTTTCATCAACCTTCTTTGTTGCCATGATCGTATATCTTTTAATTGTTATTACTTCGTTTCTGATGATGCAAAGGTAAAACTATATTTTTACTTCACAAAGAAAAAGTCATTTTTATTTTGACTTTAACCTTTATTAGTACATATATAGTTTTACCGCAATATATAATGAAGTATATTTGCATTTAAAATAAGTAACCATGAAACTAAGAATCAAAGAAGCAATAAAAGAACAGGGTTTTACCGTTCAATCTGTAGCAGATAAGATTGGAAAATCAAAGCAATCACTCCACGGTATTATAGAAAAAGGCAATCCTACAATAAACACATTGTCTGATATTGCCGATGCTATCAACGTTCCTATAAATAGACTGTATGAAGAAGTAACCGGAGAAGGTGAACTCACCGCCCTTATCCAGTACAAAGGAGACTTTTACAAAGCCAGTACCATAGAAGAACTGGAACAAATTGTAGAGAAAATTAGAATAGAGAAAGGAGAATAGGTATGGATTGGATAGATACAAATTCACTTATTAGTATTTGTACTTTCGCTATAGGATTAACCCAATTTTTATTTTGGAGATACATAGCCAAACAGAAATCTTATGAAACTGAAAAAGGAAAAAATCTTGCCACTAAAGAAGATATAGGAGAAATCACTAAAGAAATTGAATCTGTAAAAAATACCTTTACTATTGAAACAGAAAAATTGAAAGCTAAATTAACATTATTCACAAATGTACAATATGGAATCATTTCAGAAGAAAGAAACGCAATCATAGAATTTGTAAAAAGTTTGTATAATTTGGAAAGCTCTATATTTAAAACTCCTACGAAAATTACCGATAATAAAGCTATAGAACGAGAAATGGAGAATATGGACAATGCTCATTATGCCCTGAAATGCGCTCAAGCTCTTTTTAATCTTTACATAGAAGATGATGAACTTAAAATAGAAGCTATAAATTTAATAAAATACACTGTAAATCAAATATATATACTACAAAATGCCTATGGGGAAATAATGATAAAAAATATAGAAATTGAGTTAAGAAGAAAAGAGGTATACGAAAATACAACAGCCAAGAGAGATATAATGAAAAAAGTTTTTCAAGAAAGACAGGAAATATATACTAACGCTCGCGAAAAAACTACAAATTTGTATTCTTCATATATAAAAGACCGCGCTATTTTTGAAAACAAATGTAGAACTCGAATATATAAATTATTAGAGCCGGAGCACTAAACTCCGGCTTTATTGCAACCATACAAATCTACTAAAATGAAAGCAAGTCACAACTAATTGATTAGCCCTTTGATCTTTAACCGATTTACGATTTCGGTATAAAGATACTCTATATCCCCGCTGAAATCCCCATAGTTCTGATAGAGAAACACGACATCAGCGCAGTTGTCGGAAATTGTACTCTTGGACTGAACCCCAAGTACCCTTGACATCTCTTCGCGTAACCCAGCTGTCATTTTCCCACCGGCAAGCGAACTTGGAGAAAACAGGTACAGGATAATGAAGATGAACTTCTTCCGCTGGGTAACACTATCAATACAAGGGGGAAGACTTCTGCTATTCAATAGCTCAACGAAGATTTTATAGATATCCCTAATAAGGCTTTTATCTCTCAAAATTGGTGAAGCTAAGGTATTTTCTTCTTCTGAAAGTTCTGATTTCTCAATTCTAATCTTTTTAAGGCGAATTATTTTGTTAAAATCCAGTTCCATAACACGATTATTTTAAAAGTAAATAGTATATTTGCATCATAATCGTGTAAGGAAGAGCTGATTCATGGTCGTGCGTGGGTTGGCTCTTTTTCATTCTCCCCCATTCGTGCTGACGAATGGTTTCTTTTCCAAATCATAGCAGGTGATATATACCCGTTTCCCATTGACATCACATAGAGCAAGGGCATATCCTTTCTCTAGTATTTTAACCGGCTGATTGTCGCAATAGACAGTACTTCCAACCGGAACTCTTATAAAATGACGTACTATCATTTGATTATCTTTAGCTTGTTATACCAGCGTGAAGAAAAAGGGAACCACCCGATTAGGAATGATTCCCCGAAAATAGTTACTTTATATAGTTTGCTCATGAATTTTTCTTCTTAAGTATTTCAACACATTCTTTTATCCCATCATCGAAACCTTGTTTATAGCCTTTAGTATATTCCCCTATAGTGTATACCGCCATTGCAAATACAAACAGAATGATACCTAAAGCCTTATGCCAACCGGGCAGCGAGATGGAAAACGGTTTAAATGTAATTGTTAGATCTCCAACCCATAATAGGGCGATAATACATATAATTGCCAAAATAATTGTTTTCATAATCAATATTTTTTTTCGTTCAACTTAGGTCTTAATTCATTGTATCTCATCTTCTGCTCCACATGCCATATAAGGTCTATGTTCATATGCTTGGCAAGCCCGAAGATTGATAATAACATATGACCTATCTGACTTTCAAAAGAATAATTATATTCATAAAAATAACGAATTGGCAATGTGGATATGGCGTATATGCTTTCAGTAAATGTTTCACCTACGCAACTTTCGGATGCACCATATATCGCTTCTTTAGGAAAATCATCAATGGATATATTTCTTAATCCAGCCAAATCAAGCAGGCGTATAACTGCATCGCTTAGTTCGTCTGGAATCGTATCTTTGATATATTTTTCAAAACAATACTTGAAATTGACATCATCGTGCGGTTCTTCATCCTCATAAGAAGACTTGAAAGATTCCCTGTCGGCATGTTTCCCCTTTCTATCCGCTTCCACAGCTTCCATAAGCTCGGAAATGATAAGGCAAAGGCAGTGTTCGTTACTCAGTTCTTTATCGTGGAAACCGTGCGTTACTGCGTTACGGTAGGCTTTATTTCTTAATTCGTTTAAGCTCATGATATTTTGGTATTAATTGGTTGGCAATAAAATACCCGATAACCGCCACAAAGCAGTTTCCGGGTATTCACAAAGCACTAACAAGGATTGTCAGTAGAAATTTTACGTAGATTAGTTATAATCGATGTCTCTATCTAACAAACAATATAAGAATAATTTTAAGACTTGAAGAACTCTTAATCTTGATTGCATATTGAATATACCTAGTCTTATTTTATTGCGTACGGATACCTTAAATCATGAATATCGACAATATCCTTACACAAACTATCCAAAGAAGGCATTATAAATGATCTTGTGATTCCTATTTTTTCAAGTTTACTCAATATGTTTTGTTTATATTGTACAGGAATTATATATTTTGCATAGATGAATTCGAATTTTTCCTTCCAAGGTTCTGGATAAAGTACAAATATGCCATTCTGATTTTTATACCTAACATCTGTCATATTAGGAACTAATAAAGTTATTGCAGGAAATGAAAATATGTCATCTTTATCTTCATTAAAAACCCTTCTTGAGAATTGATAACTTTGATAAACAATTCCATCTTTATCAAAATTAGAGCAACATGCAAAATATAATGCAATTAAAGGATTATAAGTCCAATCAAGAAGTCTCGTTGGAAGTCCATAGTGTTGTGCTAGAAACAGGAATTCCTTATCATTTTTAGGGCGTGCATCCGTAAACATTGAATATTTTCTTTTAAAATCTTCAAATACCTCTTTCTCATATTGCTTCAACACGTCCTCCTGTCCTTCCTTGAACCTCCGACCTATTGAAGGTATCAATTTATATTCAGAAGAAGATTGGCCTCTGAAAAAATCCATTTCAGGGAGGCCATATTGTAAAGACATAAAACTTTCCAAGGTTTGTACAGTAAATACTTTCATCACTTTTTTATTAAGGTTATGATATCACTTAAATTCTACATTCGAGTTGTGTATTCACTGCAAATATACGATTTTAATTTACAGAAACTCAATAAAGTTTTTCTGCTATAAAAAAAATCAAAGGGTAAACACTAATTTTGATAGAATTAACTTTTAATATCCTCTCACTTGATATTAAGCTCGCCCACAGCTGTTTTATGGTTATTGCTTTCATTTTGTTCAGTTTTGAATTTCTTGTTCATTTCCTTTTCTGCTGCTTTGGCTCCTTTTTTGAATCCCTCCACAAAGCTGTCAAAACAAACTCTATGGATTTCTAAAGTACACCTTCTCATAAGTGGGCAAATAGAGCATCTTTGGCTAAGTCCTGCTGATTTCTTGGCTAGTTTCGTTACATTTTTCATTGGATTTTTAAATTAATTATTACGATTTCTTCCCGCTGCGACTTCACTCATACACATCTTGCACCAAGAGGTGAGACATCGGTATTCCTTATCCCCATATCTGACAGTCCTGTTATAGAACCGGTGGAGCGGAAGGAAACGTCCGCAATGCGGACAAACCTTTCTTCCGGCTTCCGTACCGGCAACCGTTTTGGCTTTACGGCGTACAAGCGTACATCCCCTGCATTTATCCAGTCTGCCTTTGTACTTCCGGCATTTGTGCAGGGAGATGCGCCCGCATGGAGCGAATTTTTCGCAGTCGAATCTGGGTTCTGTATGATAGATGTTCATACGGCACTGTCCATCAAATCAAACAATGTAGGTGCGCTAACTTCCATCTCCGCCTCATACAGATATGAAAGACTGTCTTTCCAATAGTCGTAATTGAGTTCGGTAGACAGACCCTTCCTTCCCAGATTGATTGCGCAATATGGAACGGTGCCGATACCTCCGAATGGGTCAAATACCAGCTCACCCTTGTTTGAGTACCGTTCAATCAGTCTTTCAACGATATCGAGCTGTAAAGGGCAGATGTGGTTCTGCCGTTTCTTCTGTGACTGCTTGGTATTGAGCGTGCGCATCCGGGTGACATCATCCCATATCCAATCTTTCTTGCTTACCGGATCGACAGCCATAAATGTTTTAGGCAGCTTTCCGTATGTTTCCAATTCCTCAGCGAATGATACATGTTCCTCGTAGTTATATATATGCTCACGTTCGTAGTTCCTGAACAGATGGCGTATCTTGTCTATTCCGGCTCCTTTCATATCCTCATAGCTCAATAGAGAGTTACCTGATGATTTCCAACTTGCATGGGCATCTATCTGCCAACGGGCAAGCGAGTATTCGCTCTTATTCTTTGTCACCGGCAAATCAGCATAGGCTCGTGAGGTATCAGAAGGCAACTTTCGGAAGAGAAGAACATATTCCGGGCAACCGATACCCATCTTTGAACCGTCCTTGCACATCTCTGTATATCCAAGCCGATAAGTCTGGTTGTTCTCCCTCACCACATCCGTATCCACTGTAATACGCCCCATGTAGCGGAACCCGTGCTTCAGATAATGGAACACTGTCATTTCGCTGAACGGGTCGATGGTGGGCATACCGTCACCCGTAGCGTTGCCGAACAGTACACGGTCCTTTACATGGATGCAGGCCAACCGGCCGGGCTTTAAAATACACATAAGCTCCGGGGTGAGATAGTCCATCTGCTCAAAGAACTTGCCGTTGTCTTCATTATGCCCGAAATCATTATAGGTAGGCGTATATTCGTAGTGGTTGGAGAACGGGATACTGGTTACAATCAGGTCTACCGAATTATCTTCCATCTTCTGACATTCAAGTACATTGTCATTATTGATAGCTTTCCACAGTTTGCCGGACTTCTCTTCCCGACTGGCGAACATCCAGCGCATCATCTTTTCCTCTGCCTGCAAACCGAACAAACCGTTCTTGCGGACTATATCGGTCATCTTGGCTACCATCTGGCGGTGCTGCGCCCACTTCTGCATGAATGATTTGAATATTTCACCTTCGCTTTCGGCATACACCAAGTAAAGGTCTACGGGATGCTGCTGCATAAACCGGTAGATACGGGCTATTGCCTGAAACTTGTCATTAAAACGGTAGTCGATGAACATGATTGCCTTGTGGCAGTGGTACTGGAAGTTCAAACCCTCACCAAGCATTTCAGGTTTGGCGGCCAGATATTTCAGACGGCCGTCTTTGAAATCCGCTATCACTCTGTCGGCTTCCTCATCATCTTGCGAGCCATACACAGCCTTACATCCGGGAATTGCCTTGCAGAGTGCCTCACGTTCAGCCTCCAAGTCATGCCATAAAAGGAAATGGTCGTCTTTGTTTTCCGGGCGATTGATAATCTCTACCACACGGGCAATCTTTTCCTGCATGTTGTCCCGACGTTCCTTAGCTGCATCAGCAAGGCCTAGAGCAGCCTCACGGAACATTTTCACCTGCCCGTCACGGTCGGCTCCGGCAGTGGAGTTATCCACACTAACCACTTCCTCATGTACACGCAGTTCAGGCAGTTCATATCCTATATCGGGATAACCGAGGTCGGACGGTTTGGTGAGGAACAACGCCCATGTACTTACCCATAACCAGAATTCCTTTTCCTTGTGGGGATAGAGGGTAAGATTGTTCGCTTTCGTGCTGTCACGCTGGAAGAACCTTGTAAGTGCCTGCCCGGTATCCATCACTCCAAGGTAGCCGGCATAGTGTATCAGCTCCTTGTATCTGTTGGGTGACGGTGTGGCTGTTGCGACAAACCTGTACGGAACTTCTGCAAACAGAGGAAGAAACTCCTGATAGGTTTTGGTTCCGAATCCACGTAACACGCTCGCTTCATCCAATGAGGTAACGGTAAAGTAGGAAGGTTCTATTCTTATTCCGTCCTCGCCGTCACGGACACGTTCATAGTTTGTCACCATGATATTGGTCGGACATTGCTTCACCTCCTGCATAGTACGTACATAGGTCACTTTCATACCCAGATGCTTTTCGGCCTGTGTCAGGAACTCCACTACTACACGCTTGGGGCAAACTATCAACCCTTTGCCTCCTGTGCGGTTCAGGATCACCCGCAGTATCTCCAACTGGGTTACGGTTTTCTGCATACCGAAGCTGGAGAATATCGCCCTGCAACCGCCGGAAATAGCCCAACGTACTGTATCTTTCACATGAGGGTATAAATACGGGGAAATTTCTTCCGGTCTGACTTCAAACCCAGTCTGATGGCTGATTGCCATCTTGTCTTTCAAAAATTCTATATAATCTTTCATTATGCTATTCTTTTGTTGATTTCTCCTTTCTAAACAGGTGGCTGAACACATTATCCAAATCCAAGTCTAGATTCAGTTTGGACGGGAAAGATTTAATGTATTCGTACATCTTATAAGCGAGGTTGTCATCATCACCGCATCTGTCAATCAGTGTGAGCAACATGGCGTTCACCATGTCAGAATCATTGCCGAAGTTTTCCTGAGTGGATTCGCTGCAATGATTCACATCACTTTTCAATCTCTTTATCGCGGCTATGGCTGTGTTGAAGTTTCTTTTTGAATCGTGCCGCAATTCAAAGCCTTCCTTCTTGTATTGCTGCTGCATTTCTAGGAGGTTGGTTTCTAAAACGTCCGTGAGGACAAATACGATGTTGGTTATCGTATTCAGTTTGTCTGTTCCTTGCATGATCGTGTATTCTTATTTCTAATTCGAATGAATCCCCTTCGTTCTGTTTCTTCTAACAGTGGAAAGTCTTCATTCTTGATTTCACATTCTGTTTCGTAGTTCACGGAAGTATAACTTGGGATATTGAACTTTTTCCGGATTCTTACGATAACATCCGGATTTCTTGTTACCCAGTAAACGGTTATTCTCATGGTGATATCAGCATTTTTCTAGCTTCCTCATCTCCTGCATCAGCACGGTGCTTGATTTCAATGTACTCAGCATAAGAGATTCTGTTATCTCCACGCTCCTCTATCTCTTCTTCACGTTGGTTTCTGTATCGTTCACGCTCTTTCCGTTCAATATCTTTCCGACGTTCAGAAACGTAGTCCAGCATCGCACTTGTTATTTTCAATGGATCTATTGAACCGTAGAACCGCCCATACTTCCCTGACTTAAACCGTGCTATGAAAAAACAGATTTCAGCGGCATTTATATAATAATACTCCGAAAGGAATATCTCCGATAGTTCAGAAAGTTGCTCTTTCGCTATCTTGGTTGAAACTTCTGCAAAGTCATTCAATGAGCCAAATTGTATCTTTAGCCATTCTATCGGTGTTTCATCCCCATAAGTAGAAGACAATAGCCCTAAACTCGGAATGCTGTCATTCAACGCCAGTTCTGAATGGGTTGCATTACATCTGACAAGTTTGAACTGCAAATCAGGGTTGTAATCAAGAATGAATTGTGCAGGATCGGGATATTTATTCAATAACGCCCTCTGCTTCAAGTTCCTTTCTCTTTTTTGCGGCAGCTTCTCTAACGGTTGTAGCGACTGCAAGAACTGAATCACGTTTTCGCTGCTCGCTATCCTGTTGATTTTTACTAAGTCTTGTTCCATTATAGTTTCCTTCCAATATTTTAGTAAAGTTTGCTTGTTTGAAAATCCAATCAAAGTCGCATTTCCAATTGCGGTCATTAGCTCCAAGTAAGAACGGGGATTGAAGAATGAGATTGAAAACACTCCTCACTGACTCTTTCCCATATTGGGCTATCCGGGCTTTTACAGCCTTTTTTCTCACATCAGTCATTGATCTTATCTGCTGGAGTCTGTCTTTGAATGTGGTATTATAGTATTCCATCAATCCGCTGTAATCAATCTTTTCAGAGGGGGAGGGCGAAGAAAGCTTGGCTTTCTTTGATACTCCGTCAGGAGTATTTTCTTTCTTTTGATGTAGAGATATATCTATATACTCTCTTTCTTCTTTCTTTGTATTTGTGCCCTCTGTGTGCCCTGATTTTTGTAAAAGTTCGGATTGCGGTAGATTGTTGTTCATGGGCTGTGCCCCAAGTTGTGCCCTTAGTTGTGCCCATTCGTGTCTTAATTCATTGATTTCCTTTTCAATACCTGTGTCCTTACTTGTGCCCTTGGTTGTGCCCATTGGATTATATTCTTCATATTTACATAAGGTTATAAGGTTCATTCCTTGATTGCACTCAACAGTTATCATACCTTTCTTTCTAAGATGCACAAGAAAGGAACGCACCTTCTTTTCAGACCATTTCCAACGCTGTGACAGAAATCTTATAGATGCAGGATATTGACCTCTTGAATAAGAGATTTCTCGACCTCCGATACTCTCCTTTCGGGGCGTTGCCTCAAATCGTGCAGACTGAATTAAGTCTAACCACGCTTCGCAACTGCTAAAAGTACGGGCTTCATTCCACATTTCATTCGAGAAAAACCTGCGGCTTAGCCTCAAAAATCCTTCGTCCATAGTCTTAGAATCTCACGTTAGTTAATTGCCTTCCGTTAGAAAATACAGCCCACTTACCATTACCGCTATCAAACAACCGTAAATCCGACACCTCTCCGAAACGTTTGATGTTACCGCATAAATCCACAATCCATCCACATTCTTTAGAAGGATGCGGGCGGATGGCACGACCGACTATCTGATACCACATGGCAAGTGACATTGTAGGACGTGCCATAACGACCGTATCAAGTTCCGGATAGTCAAAGCCAGTCGTAAGTACACCCACATTAGCTACTACCGGAATTTCACCAGCTTTGAACGCCTCAAGAATATGTTCACGTTCTTTCTTAGGAGTATCACCTGAAACGATAGCGCAACCGGGTATTGACATCGTTAACCGTTCCGCTTCTTTCAAAAAACGGGTAAAGACCAAAATACCCTTCCGTTTTCCTCCGGCTTTGGGATTCATCAGCCTTTGGACGATATGAACGAGATAACCGTAGAAGTCTATCCGTTCATATTCTTTTTGAACTGACTTATCCGTATAGTCGGCACCAGTAGTATTTACTTTCAAGTTAAGTTCATTCCACCCTGAAGGATTCATTGAATAGTAATCCAACTTCGCCAGATAACCCATATCTAATAGGGTTGATACCTGTACATGATAAATGACCTCTGAAAAGACATGAGGTTTCGTCCGTGTGATAAACTTCAACATAGAACCGAAGTCACGTGAAGAGGACAATCTATAAGGAGTTGCTGTGAGTCCAAGCACTTTGCACTTCACCGCATCGAAGAAGTCCTTGTACATTCCCTCTTTGGGGTTTACCAAATGGCACTCATCAACGATGATGTTTTTGAAGTGGGTAAAGAGTTCGGGGTGATTCTTCACACTGCCGATGGTGGCGAATGTTATTCGGCTTATCTCCTTTGAATTAAAGGAAGCCGAATAGATGCTGCAATCAAGAATGCCGTATGAGCAGAGCTTCTTGAAGTTTTGCTCGAGTATTTCCTTTGAGGGCTGGAACACTAAAGTATGCCCGTCAAGCCTTGCAGATATATCCGCTATGATAAGGCTCTTTCCCGAACCCGTAGGCAAGACCATGATAGCATTCGTTTTCTTCGCCTTGTTATTGAAGAAAGAAACGGCAGCATCAGAGGCTTTCTGTTGGTAATCACGTAGTTGGTAAGTCATTCTGCTTCTCCTTTCAATAGTTCGGGATTGTCATGGATATTACCTTTAACTACAAACATTTTGCGTGTCTGTTGAAGAGTGTTTTCTACAAAGCCATCCCATCCGACCCAGCATCCTTCTTGGGTACACCATTTAACCTCAAATGAAAGTCCTATGCGGTGTTTTCCACTCGTTGTAATATAGTCAAGCTGCACAATATCACCCTCATAAATCTCTTTGCCGTTCCTATCAATCAGTCCTGTAAACTGCCCGACTGTGTTGTCGGCAACTTCACAATCATTCACAACAAATCCGAAGTTATCTGTTGTAAAACTTGCTATATTCTCAAAGATTACAAGTTTGTTAATGTTTAACGAGCAAAAGTTAGAAGAATAATTGGCAATATTTCCATATATCCATTTACCGTCCTTTATGCGTTTACCTCTAAATTTAATTGTTCTCATAACCCTTTCTCCTTTCTAAGTTTCTTATTCAGTGCCTTGTAATACTTGATTAGCTGCTCGTACTCAAAATCTGACATCTTGGTATTTGATGCAGCTTTCACTTTCAGCAAGTCAAATTTCTGCTGACCTATCTTAGCTATCAGATTTACCCGATAGCCCTCCAAATGGTCGGCTTTGAAACGGTTGCAGTGCCTACATTCGGCATGGCAATTATCTTCATCAAACCGTGTGGCCAGATGCGTGCGGCTGAAATAATGGCCGCAATCAGCTTGCACAAATGGCTTTATCTGTCCGCACGAGATACATCTAAAATACCCGTTTGGCATTGCATCACGAAGCCGGATAAAAAGGGAAAACTCCTTGTCGAGCTTAGCTTTCAAATCCGGCTTCTTCTTTACTGTTACCCCTGCTTTATCAAACAGAGGTGAAGGCTTGTTTTTCTTCTTAGCCTTTCGTTTTATGTAGTATGGCATATCTTATCTTTTAAAATTAAAACGTTGTTGCTTTCTGCCCAACTTATGATAGAATCCAGAACCTCATCGTCATCCAGATTGTCTATAATATCTCTAAAATCATACGAAGCACCTACTTCTTCTTGAAAGTGTCTTATGATGCTCGTCTTTAAATCTGTCACTTCTTGCCAAGTTTCCATGTTGTTTTTTATTAAAGTCCCGAAGCGCATTCTCCGGGGCACAACCATTATTTATTAACCCATGCCATTTATGTGTGGCTCACATTTATGTGGTGGTAGCAGGACTTGCACCTGCATGATTGTTATGCTGCTCACTTGCATCTTTTATCGCCTACTATGAATAAGGCTCGCTGTTGTAGGTTTTGGTATCCGTCACCGATTGATTAATAACCATCGAATGCTTCGTTTACCTGATATGCTGGTCTCTTTTTCGCCAACCTTCCCCAATTATCATTTCCTATAATCCTCAGCTTAGAGCATCAATCTACTGCTTAATAGCGTCTCTCGTTGTTCCGCCATACCACCATGTTCGCCCGCCCTATCTTCACAGACCGGGAAGGCAGGTTAACAAAGTTATTCCATATAAGCCATTGAAAACTCTTTCGGAATAAACCGCCCGACCGGGATAGGTTTGGCTGATTCAATGGCTGTATGTATTTCCCTCTTTCTGAACTCATGTCCCTTTTCTTTGGCTTGTTTCTCACATTCTTCCTCTTTATTTTTGAGGTAGTGAGTAATAAGCATCATCGCCCTATCAACGTTAAAAGTGTTCACGACAAAAGTTTGAACTCTTTCATCTTCATTTTCTCCATTCATGAAGGTAATTTTCGTCTCAATTTGGTAGAACTTCCTTTCGTCAGGCTTGGATTCTTCATCTTCCTGATTCTCTTCATCCATCTTATCAAGATATTCTTCTGTAGTAATCTCTTCTTTGAGGTAGGCTATCGAAGCGTCGTCCACCTTGCGTTCTTTCAAAGTATCGGTGAGAATTACACAGGAATCGAACTCTTTTACCATAGTCAGAGTGAATCCGAACAAATAGTTTAGTTCGATATAGTCTTTCAAGATAAGGCAAGCATTCTCCAACCCTGTTGCGTAAAGCAGGAACTTGCTTTTCTTACCTCCTATTTCCGCTTGGGCAATATGCGGATATAACACATTATTTTCATTCTCGAACGCCAAACGGTTCTGATTGCTGACTTCCACTTCCCTGATACCGTCAGCTTCCATGCTGAAACGAATTTTCGCCAAAATGTCTTGGTCTATCAGCGTACCACGGTCGAAAAGAATTTCATTCCGTTCAATCGTTACTGTTTCACCGGTATCTTCATCAATGAAAGATTCCTCCCATGTTTTGAGGACACGTTTTGCAAGGTACATGTTGAGCATCTTCTTTGGGTCAGATGTCACATACCGGATTTCTGTTTTTCTTGTTTCTATCATAACTAAATAAATTCTTGATTTCTTTGTATTTCCAGCTGGGCGTATATCAGCATTTGATGTTCATTTGCAGCCGGCAGATAGATACCTGCCACTGATGCACTCCAATTACGGAAACGGTCAATACTCAAAGTCATTTCACCTGTTGTCAGTTCGGCAGAACTGCGCAAATAGGTTACTTCATTGCCTTTCTTGTTGACCATCTTACGTTCAAACAAATCACGGTTGCAAGTCCTCTTATAAAAATCAATTTTTGCTTCGTCGAGACTGCAACCGTACTCACTACCGAAATACCCTAAAAGAAGATGCAAGTAGCTGTTTTGGGCAAGCGTGCGGTTAGGTAGTTTCTTTTTCACTTCCACAATAGCCTTTTGCTTATATAATTGATTTACATACTCTTTAAACCTATCATGTTCAAAAGAATTATTTAGGTTAAATATCATATTTATACCTCCATATATAATTATATGCACTTTTAATATGTCCTCGACAACATTGAGATATAGTTTTAAGATTATAGCCATTTTTTAATGCCGCAATCGTTGCAGATGGATACTGATTTAATAAATTTCCACTCCTATCATACTGCAATACTACCTTCTGTTGAGATTCTGCTTGTTTCTTTCTACCGCTACCATAATTTGTATTATAGGCACAAGAGCACCATTCCAAATTAGAAACCATATTATTCTTCTTATTTTCATCTATATGATTAATTACAGGTAAATTAAATGGATTAGGTAGAAAGGCTTCGGCAACAAGTCGATGAATATTTTTCTGTTTTAGTTTATTTTCTTTCGATAAACTTACAGATAAATATCCATTTCTTACAACTTGCTTTAACATACGACCTTTGTATATCCTTTGTTTTCCTTTATACCTATATCCAACAGTTCTATCAACTGAACGTATCTGACCATAATTAGACACTTGGTATAACTCTTCATATCCTTTTACATCTTTCCAAATTTCTTCCATATATTCATTCTTCAAGTCGAAAATCATACGCTAAAATGGCAAATCGTCCTTGGGATTACCATTCGCATCAACAGGAGGCGGAAAATCCGGCAGTTGTTGATAGGTAGACTGTGGCGTCGGCTGCTGAACAGGCTGTTGTGCAGGTGCAGTTTGGGGAGGTTGTGATACACCACCACGTGCCTCTATCTTATAACATCGAATGGATGCCATACGTTTAAGTTCTCCATCCAAGTTCGTCCACGAACGACCTTGTAAGACAAATGATACAGTAACAACATCACCCTGATTAAAGCGGTCAAGTTCTGCACACTTATCGCCTGAAAACTCTAAGGGAATAATGTTTTCATACTCGCTACGCTCTCCCGTATAAGGGTCGTAAGTAGTAGCATCTAAAATAAACTCCCGTTTTGTAAATGAGGAACCACCGTTTTTGGATGGTATTTGAACGGTTTGTCCAATTTCGATTATCCGTCCGGTTATTTGGTTTGCCATTAATTTTCTCCTCCAAAAATCTTTTTATCGGTTATAAGTTCTCTGTTTTCTTCCAAGAACCGGATAAACTCCTCACAATGATTAGTAAGAATAGGAATATCACGTTCAGGATTGAAAACGTATGTTTCTGTATAGGTATCTACCACATAACCGCCTTTGTTGAACTCTACAATGTTATACTCAAATATCCGTACATCAGACCCATTCTGCATAAGAGCATAAGGATAAACTAAATGCTGGTGGTGATCTTTGAACTTTCCCACGGTATAACTACCGGTTGTTTTGATGTCGTGAACACTGGTAGGCATCAGTTCGTCAATCAGACCATAAACCAATACACTACCGTATGCAGTAGGCAAGATGGCTTCTACTCTTTGTTGGGTTAATGCTCCTTTGTAGTAGTTGGCAAACTCGCGGCAAAGGTCAATGTGAAAAGTGAAAGTGCGATTGTTGTAAACAGCTTTTATCCCGTAAAGTTTTCCGTCATCGTGATATGCCTTGCTAATTTCCATTATAGAAGATTTACGGTTCTCAATCATACAATCAATGATTTCATTGAAAGCCGTACCACGGTCTGCCGCTTCGCTATCGAATGGCTTGCGGTTAATCCGGTCTATCAGTTCTTGAAACTGTTGTTCGTGAAATTCTTCGGGAGTATGGGGTGGATTTTCTGACCACCCCCAGTACTTATCCCAAATCACATCACTATTCAGATATGCCCCAAAGGCATCAAGAAGCGTTGCGTAAATACGATATTTAGGCTGCTGGTTCATATTTCTTTTCTGAATTAAGTTTCAGATTCAAAGACTTCGCTTTGTTAGCTACCAACTTTGCCGCCATTTGCTTTGAAGAACCAACGTGCTCAAAGTTATCTATTTGCGCGATAAAATTATTGGCAGATTCCGCATCCGTAATAAGTTCGATCTGTTCTTTTATCTCTTCAATAACTTTATCATACTTTTCCTGTGCCTCTTTCTTGGCAGCAAGCATACCCAAATACGAATTGATTATCTTGGCGGTGATAAAGTCGTTCTTTGCGGTTGGATTACCATTCTTGTCAAGGATGGTAGGAACTTCCATCACTGAAGGAAGATTGCAAGTATTCTTACCGTCATTTCTTGAAGTTGGGTCAAAAGTGATAGTACGTCTTTGGACGCCTCTTTCGCTTTTCATTTCAAGATAACCGAGCAAATCCAGTTCAGTAACGATAGAGTTGTAGGATTTTTCACGCAAGGCAGGGATAAACACCGTATCATCACCTTCTTTTCTTGTGTCGCGATGGGCAACGAAAATGATGTGCTTGTTAAGCCCCGAAAGTGTTCGTGTCATCCATGAAAACTCTGCATTGATACCGCTCCAATCACGGATGGACGGCTGGCGGGTTCCACACTTGTGAGTAATGATGAAGTCCATCATCTTGCCGATGGTATCTACTACAATGGTCTGATAAGCGGACAAGTCCTCTTGAAGAACTTGCTGAACATCGCTCCATGAAGTGACCTGTACCGTGTCTATATTCTCCAAGTGCGCCATGTTCATGCGCTTCACGCCGTTATCGAAGTCCAACAGCAGCGGTTTCGGTGCGCTCAATGCTACCGTACTCTTTCCCATTCCGGCTTGACCGTAAATCATCATCTTCACGGTGGTCGGGATAACTAATTCATTACTTTTCTTAATCAGTGACATAATCGTAAATTTTATAGGGTTATTTGTTCAGATATTTACTCATTTTAAAAGCATTAATAGCGGATTGTATCTCGAACTTGGAATATATGATAGGAGAATTTCTGGATGAGCCTTTTCTTTTCTTATGCACCAATCCTTCTTTCTCTAACTTTTCCAAAAAGTTAGGTTCATACCCAAGTGTCTTTAACCATCTGAACGCTTCTCTTTGCTTGATTTCATCAGATACAGGAGACCGTTTCTTCTCACTGGCAGCTGCACCAAGCTCCGCCATGTCCATGCAGATATTTTTAAATTCAAATAATTCAAGTCTTACCTCCATACCGTCCAGTTCTTTCAATTCGTTCAACTCTCGTTCTTCGTCCCCTTCTCATATCGCCCTGTTCGTGATAGAGCGAAAAAGAAAAGATGCACAACAGGCAGAAAGCAACAGCCGACCTAATAGTAGGTGAAAAGTCCATCGTGAACTTCATACCAGCTATTCTCTCATATAGCATGGTTGCCAGTTCTCTGCCGTTCCTTACGTTCAAAATCTCAAAAGCTCTTTGCAGTTGGTTGTTTATCGTGCTGACCGCTCGGCATTTGAGGTTTGCAATTTCTTTTTTCTCATACCCTTGTGCATACATTCGTGCCGTAATCTCGCATTCAGGTGTAAGTTCATTAAAAACTCTCTTCATAATCGTGTAAGTCAGCTGATTAATAATTGCGAATAACCTCAATATATCCGGCTTCCCTGTTAGTGTCCACCGAATACAAAGTTTGCTTCTTGTCTATTATCCGATCAATCCTTGCCAGCCTGTTAAGATCAGCGGTACACCTGCGAAGCTGTCCGGCAAGTTTGTCGCTAAAGTCAAAGCTGATTCTGTCATTCTTCTTTTTCAGCTTTTTCTTGATTTCTGTTCTTTCTTTCAGTTCTTTTGCCATAAGAGTAAAATTTAATTAATGATTCGTGGATGGTAAGGGAATCGAACCCCTCTCAATCGTGCCAATTGTTTGCGCAACACGAAGCTCTAACCGATAAGCTAACCATCCGATTAAAAAAGGTGCACTATCCTCACGGACGGCACACCCAGTACAAACACAATATAAAACACGAATATCTAATCTATTATCAGAACAATGCTTTTAACCGCGTTCTTGAAATGATCAAACTTCCGGTTCAAATCACTCCAAGATTTATACCATGTATTTTTCTCTTCAGCTAATTTCTCGTTAGCCTCTTCCAGTTCCTGCACACGCCTTACTAAATCTTCATGCGTCATGCCTCTTAATTCTTCCACTGTCATAACCGTATAAATTTAAAATGTCGTTAAAAAGGTAGGAGTCGAACCTACTTCTTGTAAGCTAAATGAATATATAAATTAGAATATAAGTTAATACCAACAATTAATCGCTTACACGCATTCCAACAATGCTACTTCATAAATTACCGCCCAGCTGGTTTACAAGGTGATTGTGCACTCATCCCCATGCGCCTTGTGCCGGATTATAGGACTACCTTTTAGCGGTCTGTTTTAAGTTCTCTATAAGTTATTCTCATGAGCGACACACACCCTACACATATAACACTCATTATAGTGATAGAGAATATTTTCATAGGACTGTAAGTAGTAATAGCCCCGTAAAGCATACCGGCAGCACATATACTAACCAATATAGATAAAACGAATTGGATTGTTTTCATAATCGTATAAATTTAAATAAGTATCTGTACCCTAATCGAATAGCAGAACCTTATTTCAGTTCAGTACAGACTATAAGACCTTTCAGCGATACTTGTGCCTAACCAAGCTACTCACCACGCTAAAGACAAATTGGCGTGCTGAAAGTAAAAATCATTTCAACTTCGTGGCTTTACCACCATCAGACATATACAACCATTCGCCCATTGTCGGCTTATCCTCGGTTGCTATCGGTGTCAATTCCGTTCCACTTGCACCCACCACTATCCACCATCACTGGCTTCGCTTACGTGCCTTCGCAGAAATATATCTTTTTATCGTATCAATATGTCAAAGAACCAATCAATAGTACCCTACCCGATTCTCGCTATCGGTTGCCGTTCAATCCGTCCGTAGGGCTGTCGTGCATTGCATAATCGTGTATTATGCGTATCGGCTGATACCTTGTACCCGGCATAGAGCATCGTAATCCATACCATCATCTTCACAAGTCTCAAAACCTTTTAAGGCATCTTCCAAACTGTCTATCTCATCCGTTATCAACTGGATAGCTTCTTTTTTGCTATCAGCATTGAACATCAGGCAAACAGTCCTTTCATCGTTGTTGTGAGCTGCCTCTAAATCTTTATAAAGGCTATCCAACTGCTGGTTAATCGTGTAAGCATTCATATCCATATCTTTTATGCGATTGACATCAGATTAGCTTTTTTGAAGCATCTGAATTCTTGGCGTTCAGTATCATAGTAAGTCTGGACGGTATCATTCTTCTTTCTATTGTCAGTACCAGTGATGGCAGGCATCAGCTTTTCATTTAGTGTACCGTATGCCTCACGAACAGAACCGTCCACTTTTTTGAAGTAGAACTTCACTATCTTCTTCTTCATCTCACCTTTCAGTTTCAAATTAGCCCAAGCGACCTTCATTGCTTCGCTCATGGTGTAGCCATTACGCTTAACGAACTGCCAAGCAAGGCTCATTACTTCGTGTAAAAATTCTCTTGTTCTCATAATCGTGTATTTTAATATGTTTATACTATTTGAAATCTGAATTAATCTTCGTTTCTTTGTATCAGTTTAATTTGATAATGCAAATATACTATCAATTTTGATATAGTATATCATTTTTGATTATTATTTGTGTTAATAATATCTAATTTGATTAATCTAAAATGATAACATTAAGACAAATAATTAGAAATCAAGGTATTACAAATAAAGTAATAGCTGATGCGTTAGGCATAGAATCTACCAATATAGGTAGATATGATGATTTATCTAAAAGAAGACTATCAGAATTGATAATCATATCTAAAGCCTTGGATATGTCTCTAGGCGATCTTGTCCAACAGGCAATGGCTGATGAGATTGAACTAGGAGATGTTACGATTATCAATAAGCCTAAATATATAGAAAGGATAGATGAAGAAGGCATAATTAATCTATATGACATTGAGGCTGCCGCAAATTTGAAATCTCTTTTGGTGAACAAAGACCAAAACATACTAGGAAAGATAAGTATCCCCAACATACCGAAATGTGACGGTGCTGTATATGTCAAAGGAGATTCTATGTATCCTTTATTGAAATCGGGAGATATTATAGCTTATAAAGAAGTTCCCGTAGAAATCCAACACATTTTTTATGGGGAAATGTATTTGGTTTCAATAGATGTAGAAGGTGAAGAATATCTAACTGTAAAATACATAAATCAATCTGAAAAAGGAGGTGATTGGATTAAGTTGGTAAGTTACAATCAGCACCATCAACCCAAAGATTTTCCTTTGGCATCAGTTAAGGCACTAGCTTTAGTAAAACTAAGCATTAGGATGAATACGATGAAATAAACGCCATGAGTTTCAACCAATACACATGGGACCTATATAAACAGACCACAATCGGAATAGAGATGATAAAATACTTTTCCGATGCGGGAGGATATGTTTTATTCAAGGATTATTGTCCGTACGCTAATTTCATACCAGAAGATTTATATAACGATTGGTTGGAGAATATATATTGCTACGGTGTATCAGATTATGACCATCCCAGCTTATTGGAAGAAGCAAAAGATTTATACATTTCACTTATCACATTAGGCATAAGGGTAGAAGGGCAACAATGGCTTCCTGCTAACGACTTCAAGAATATGCTTGGGATTATCCAGCCGATGTCCTATGTCTTATCACAGTTCGCCCCAGAATATTTCTTTCCGTACCTGTTCCTTTGCCGAATATTCGAGCTGAATAAAATAGCGGATTTCTTTAACATAGACCTCCCCAATATTCCCAAAAGAACTGATTACAAAGGAAGGTGCATGTATTATTGGGAACTTTGCGAGGTGTTTTATTTGTTCAGAAAAGAAAATGGACTATCTCCAGCAGATCTATGGTCTTTCCTATACGACTTCGCACCCAATAATCTCCCAAGCGAGAAAATAGACATGCCCAAACCGTCACAAGTCTGGTTCATTGGCGGCAGGTTATACCAAGAAGATAAATCCTTAGAATCGAAATTCTGGCAGTCAAGCCCTGAAACAAAGAAAGGGGATATTCTTGTTCATTACGAAACGTCCCCAATCAGTGCAATCACTTGCATAGAGATATCGCTTACGGATGGCGTAATAGACCCTCTATTCCGATATTACGGGTGTATCTATATTGGGAATAGAATAAATATTCCTCACATTACTTTGAAAGAACTACAAACTGATGAATATTTTTTCAAACACCCACTTGTTAGAAAAAACTTTCAGGGAGTAAATGGTTGGTCGGTTAACAGTGAGAACTATTCAGAGTTACTTCGGATGATAAAAACAAAAGGATTTGATATAGAGGTTTTGCCAAAATTGTATGCCCCAACCTTGCCCAAAGACGTAATTATAGAGTACGAACATGATGTAGAACAACAATTGCTGGAACCATTGCTTAACTCTATGGGATGGTATGAGAACAAAGACTTCATTCGGCAGTTACCAATCCAAGCAGGGAGAGGACATAGGATATTCCCAGATTATGCGTTACATTATGGCAATAAACCAAATGAGGAAAGGGCAAAAGTGTTGATTGAAGCCAAGCTGTGTATGAGGAATAACAAGGAAAGAGAAGAAGCATATTTGCAAGCGCGCTCATACGCCCGATTACTTAATTCTTCTGTGATTGTTTTATGTGATAAGGATTACCTGATTGTTTATGAGAAAAAAGACAGCTTCGACCGGGACAGATATAAGAAATACCATTGGGGAGAGCTTGAAAATCCCGATTTATTCAACGAATTAAAGAACAAACTAAATATATAAGATTATGAAGAAGATTCTATTTACCATAATAGGCTTGTCAGCACTATTCTGTATGAGTTCCTGCGATGAAGCTGTTTATAAAGGGAGGAAAGTGTATAAAGCATATTTCGATTATACCTTAAAAGACCCTGAATCTTTCAAGGTGTACAGCGAAAAATACACAAAGGATGGAGATTTCACAGTAAATTGGGAACTGGATTATGGGGCTAAAAACTCTCTCGGTGGAATGGTGAGGGAGAAGGCTACGTTTACAACTGTTGGTACTTCGATATTTATAGACGGAAGTAGTTACAGGCTTGATGAATTGAAATGATTTGAAAATTGTTTTAGCAATATTTTAGCAATAACAACTAAAGAACATGATTGGAATCCGGGAAGAGTTAAAAAACAACATAAGCCGGGGATTATGCCCGGCTTTAACATGAAAATCTCCTTTGTTTCAACATTGTTTCAACATCAAACGAAAACGAAAAATATAAATAGGTGACAAACAGCAGATTAAGAAGTAGAAAAAATTAGCCAGATGAGCTAATACCCCGAGAAATAATAACGATGCAAAGATACATAGAAAATCAATAATACAAAGCTTTTGGGAAAGTTTTTTTTCATGTGAACAAAAAATTTATTTGCCACTTTTACTCCAAAGAGTTACTGTTGCGTGAAATTGTTAACCAATAGCTGACCAAGTTTAATAGCATAACAAGCGGATAACCCCAATTTGTGACAAGTCGGAGCTATCTAAATCATAAGTTAAAAGTTATTATGAAAAATCATTGTTGTATCAATACTATACCCCATCGGCATAATAACAGTCACAATAGTTACACGAACACCAAAGGGATCCCCACAGAAAGCTTCATTGGGAATACGGTGTATTTAGCTATGAATAACAACTATATGTCAAGAATGGATAGGATCGGAAAAAAGTCATACTGAAGCATCTTAGTAAAAGAACAATCATCGTCCTATCAAGTGCTACCCGGCATTATCTATATCAGTCCGGCAAAAGCATGAAAGGAGAAATATACCGAATATCCTAGAAGAGAAAGAAATATTCATGTCCGCCAATAACAAATCCACCACAAATACAACCAAGGGTTGCTGCTATTAACGGCTACGTACCATTTCAATTACAGCACTGTATTTCACAACTCTATGATTGGCAGGGCAAAAAAAGATGTAAAAATTGCATTAAACCTCCTCTATCGGCTTGGACCAAACTTCCTCTTTCGTTTCTTTACACATTACGGAAATAGTTCCTCCAACAAAATCCTTCACATATCCTTTGCGTTCAGCCAACATATCTTCCGCCATTCTAATGGCCTTAGCCTTATCTTTCAATGAAAATCCTTTATTAGCAAAATCATTACCTTCTTTAAAATATATATCATAAGTTTCCATTGTATCACCTTTTTAAATTTGAGTGGCAAAGATAAAACCTACAATTATTATGCACAAGAGATTTCTTAATTATTTTTCGAATATTGTCAAGAAACAATTTAACTAAAAAAATTCCCGACTTATCACAAGCCGGGAATTCATGTAAAAGCACTATTATAAATATACTAACTATTGCAAAATTTTACCATCTTCACCTAAGAACAATGTCTGTTCATGAGCATCACTTGTCAACACATTAATTTTATAAATACGGCTTCCATCAATGCCATAGGCCATAAAAGCCTGCTTTATCATAGCACCTTCCAGTGCAAGCCTGTCCATCACAGCTTCCGGCACATCATTCATATAGATTTCCGAGAAAACCAACTTCTTAGATTGTTGAGGCTTTTCCACTACCGGAACCTCTACCGGAGCCGCTTGAGCAAAAGAAACAGACACGCCTAAAGTCATCACTAATACCAATGTTACTAATACCTTTTTCATAATTACTTTATTTTTTATTCATTTTTACCGACAACAATAAAACAAGAAGCGTGCCACAAATCTGTTCATTTTAATATCTAACTAAAAATCAGTCACATACATATATACTTTTTCTTTTCAGGAGTGTAGATTCCTGTTGACAACACCACAAAAGTGTGGAAAAAATCCACAAAATCAGGTTTTATACCGACGAACAAAAAGTATAGCCAAGCTGTTTTATCAACCTCATCAAAACATTTAAATACC